TTTGTTGGGCTCGGAGTTGTGTATAAGAGGTAGGTGCCGAGACGCCGCCCTCCTCGAGCTTCTCGAGTACCGTCCGCGCGACAACCTCTTGCGCTTTGCCGAGGGTCGCGCCCGCGCCGATCGTCTCGCGGATCTTGGTTTTCTTGGCGAGCTCGATCTTGCCGAGGGCGTCTTTCTTGATCATCTGCATACTCTCGGCAAAGCGGGTTTTTGCTTCGTCCGCGATCCCGGCGATCGCCTCGGTATGGATTTTTGAAAAAGCCGTCTCGAGGACTTTCCCGTCGACGGCGAGATCGTATTGCGCGGCGCGCGCGACGTTCTCATATAATTTCGGGACTTCGCGATCGATAAATTTCCGCGTCTCGGCGTCGAGATCCTTTAAGATGCCGTTTAAATTGGCGAGCATACGTTTTGCGCGCTCTTTGCGAAAGAGCGTCCCGGCGTCCTTTTCGATGATGCCGATGATCTCTTTATACGCGTCGGTATAGATCCCGGCGAGGATCTCCGTCTTCTGTTCGATCTCCCGCTTGGTACGGTTCGGGTCGTTTCTTGGCATTGCCGGATTAAAAACCGAGGCCGAGGCGGAGGCCGAAAGCGACGCAAAAGACAAAAAACCCGGCGGCGAGCGAGCTTAAAACGGCAGTAAGGAGAAAGCTCCCGCGCACGGCGGCGGCCGCTTTGAAGCGCGCGACCGTTTCCGCCCGGATCTCTTCGTATTGCGCGGCGGCCGCGCGAAAGGCGCCGATCGTGAAATTACGTTTTGCCATAATTAAAAGCCGACTTTAACGAGTGAGTTCTCCTCTTCTTTGATCTCCTCGAGCTTCGCGTCGAGTGCCTCGCCGGAAAGCCCGTCGAGATTCTTGATCGCGTCGCGCTTGCTCTGAATACCGACCGTCATTCTTGCGACCTCGATATTAGTCTTTCGCATTTGATTTTCCGGGAGGGAATCATGAAACTTGACCGTGATCGCGGTTTTCGGGAGCACCTTTTTATATTGCCAGTAATAGGCAAAGGCGAGCACCTCGCGGATCAGTGAGATATAACTCTTTTTCTTGCGTTTGACCTTGGCGATCGTCCGCGCCGCGCTCTCGGCGAATGTCTCGTCTTTCATCACGCCGCCCTGTACCGGGAGATCGAGGAGCACAAAGGCGACCTCGGCGATCCGCGCGATTTGCTGTTGAATCTCGTCGCGTTGCTTAAAGGCCTGATCGATGAGGGAATTGCTGTTGACGATATACTCGGGTTTTTGGAGCCCGCCCTCGCCGACGTCAACCTCGATCATCTCGAGCCGCTCATGCGCGACCTCGCCTTTCTCGTCGAGCACGCCGGGAGGGACGGCGAGCTTGGCGTCGCCGTGCTTTTTGAGTTGCGTCGCGATTTGCGAGTTGACCCGGCAAAGCTCCGACAAAAGCGAATAGAGGTTTTTATAATCCGAGGCGCCCTCGGCTTTCTTGCCGTCTTTCGGGTTGTTTGCCCAAAATACCGGGATCATATCGAGCCCGGTCGTTTCTCCCTCTTCCGGGAGGGTCGCGTCATAGATGCTTAAGGGTACGATCCGCGTCGGCTTGCCCTTCTTTCCCTCACATTCCCACAACTGATAATCGATCCGGCCGATCGAGTGTGTTTTCTTGAAGAGATAGGGTTTCTTTTCGATCTCGACGTACCACGCCATAACGACGGACGAGGGTTTTTCCCTAATATTGCGCTGGTTATATTGCGGAAAGACGATGTCCGGCGCGACCTCCTCGACGATCGAATTGCCTTCGAAGAGTCGCACCTCAAAGACGGCTTTTCCTCCCCAAGATTGCGCGATTGCACTTTCCCACAATTGAGCAAAGAAATGATTGTTTTCGATGAGCTCGTCGATCTCCTCTTGCTTCGCGCCCGAGTCTTCCGAAACGGTGATCGTCGGCTCTTCCAAAAAGAGGAGATCCGCGTACACGGTCGAGATCATTTCGCACATATTGACATTGACCTCGAGCTTGTTTTTCCGGTCGTTGGCGGTTTTAAAGTAATCGAGCACCTCGTTAAATTTCCCTTCGAACAGTTTATAATTGTTCTCCAAAACTTGCGCGCGGGCTTGCTCTTCTGGTGTTGGAAACATGGTTTCGGAAAAAATACCGTCGTCAAAACAATACGTGATGCAATAAAAAAAGGAAAGGTATCAGGCAAACGCCGAGGCGGTTTTCTGGAATGTCCGGACGGTGTTCACGCGTTGGATCCCGTAAATACTCAAGAAATAGGAATCGGGAAAGTCATCATGCGCGTCCGGCTTGTCCGGGTGATGATAATTGAGTTTCCCGGATTCGCTTCGAAACTCTTTCTCGAGCGCCGTCATTTGCTTTTCAAAAAAAGGCGCGTGCTTATGGTTTGCGGGATAAGAGAGCCGATCCTTTTCCTCTTTGGAGCGGAGCGCCTTTAATCCCTTGCGGCCGAGAATGTCTTTCGAAACGGAGGAGAAAACAATCGGCTTCGCCGGAAACCAAAGCGCTTTCTTGAGGCTCTCTCCGACGACGTCTCCCGCTCCGGTCGAGTCAAAATAGCACCTCTTAAAAACGACGCGCTCTTTGCTGTCGGCTTGAAACTTGCGGAGAAAGACGACGATCTCCGGGATCTGTTCGGTGGTATAGTCGCCGCGGAAAACGCCCCACGTGCGAATATTGTTCGCGTAGTCCGTGACCGTGACGACGGAGAGATCGACCTCTTTCCCCCAGTCGATGCCGACGTCGAGCCAGTTTGTCGGCCAAAACTCCGGGTCGCTTTGTCTCCGGCACGCGTGAAGCTCGGCCGGATTGCAAAACGAGCCAAACTCGACGATCCACTCGAGCAAGAGATTTTTCCGGACGAGTTCGGAGGCGCGCCCGCCCTCGTCCTCGATATACTTCTCTTGTGAGTCGAGCCAGCGGAGAAAGAGCTCGTTTCCGGTCGCCGCGTACTCGGCGCGCATACGCTCGACCATGGTATCATAATCGAATTTAAACACGGTTGCCGTCTTGAGGTTTCCGGCCTCGACCTTGCGCTTTGCCTCGCATTGGCGAAAGCCGCCGTTGCCGATCCATATATCGAGGCCGCCTGTCGTCGCGAGAGCGGGCTCGAGCTCGTCTTTATAAATCTCGTCGTCGCCGACGTGCATTTCGTCCCGGACGAGCAAATGAAACGTGCGACCCTCGCGGACGGTCTTTTTGTCCTCGCGCTTGGCATACGCTTTAAAGAGGCCGAATTGCTCGAGCCGCGAGCCGTCTTTGAGGACAATCGCGTCGAGGTTCTTTTGCTCGAATTGAAACCCGGCCGGATCGAAATACTCGCATTTGTCGAATAAAAGCTTTGTCCGGTCATATACTTCTGAGCTCGTCCCGCGCTCCGGCGCGACGAAACACGCCCGGAAACGCTCTCCGGCAATGATCGGGAAAATATACGTCAGAAACCAAACGACGAAACAAACGGTTTCCGTTTTGCCGACTTGCCGACATGCCGAGATCGTGATCGTATGACGGCGGCGGAGAAATATCCGATAAAAGATTTCGCGCGCGATCTCGAGTTGCCAAGAGGCGAGTTGAAAGTCGAAAACCTCGAGCACGGCCGCGACAAAAAACTCGAGGAGGCGCTCGAGGTCGGCGGCCGATTCCGGATTGTAACGGATCGCGCCGAGCTTCATTTCTCCGGAGCCTTCCCGAAAAGCTTATTCGCGAGGCTCGCGAGCGGGTTTTCCGTCACGTCTTTAATCTTTGTCGGCGCGTGATAACCGAGCATTTTATTGATCTCCGCAAGTGCCGCGGTCGCCGCCTTCGGATTGTGCTTGACCATGACGGCGCGGATCTTTTGCTTTTGGATCTCCTTTTTCTTTTTCCCGCGCTTGGTTTTCGTCTCGACTTCCACCTCGACGAGCATATCCCGAAAGATCGGGTTTCCCCACATATCGAAAACGATCTCCGGCTCGAGAGATCGCTCGACGATCATTGACAGTTGCCGGAGGTTTTTCGCGCGGGAAATGCCGACGAGTT